AAGACAAAAAGAGCGTCAGTTGATTACTACTTCCTGTAAACGCACTAACAAACGCACCACTTGTGGCAAGTATTCCATCATCTGGAATGTTTATTTGATGATAACCTGATGGAAATGTTTGTGTAATTAGCGTATCTCCTGTCGCGCTTCCGTCTTTTATTGTAAACGCTCCTGCTGCTGCAGCAAATATTACAACTTGACGAATGCGTGAACGTGCGGGGCCAACAACAGCCGCAGCACTTCCTTGTGCATGATTAAATGCTTGTACTGGACCTGCCATACTAGCCTCCTATTACGCTAAATTGTTATTTTGAGCGTATAAGATAGTAAAACGAACCAAACCCGCATTTGTTGCCGCTGACGCAGTTACAGTCAAACGTAAATCTTCTGTACCTGTGTCTTGCCAAGCAAGTGCAGCACCAGCTTGTGTTGTTGGGTAAACTCGACCTGCATCTGTACCACTTGGGAAAGTGTTAAGAATTGTTGCTGGTCCACCCCCAGCACTGGTATCACCAATACTTAGGTTTGTTGCTCCACTTGCTGCTGTTATAATATCAATTACACAGTCAATAATTTGTGAGTTAGCTGGAATCACAACATCAGTTACAGAAGCAGCTAATGCTCCGCCAGATAAATCTGCTGAAAAAGTTTGTGACATAACAACTTGGCCTACGTTTGCAACGTCAGTTCCAACTGTTGTACCTGTTGTATTTTTAATTGTTCCGGCCTTTATCGGGCCTGAAAAAGTTGTAGTACCCATGTCAATCTCCTGTCTGGGTTAAGTCAGTCACACCATGCGACTGTCAGGAATGATATCAGAATAACACATTATAATAAAAAAGAAAGGGGCAACCTAAGTCGCCCCTATAAGATTCAGAGAAATATATAACTTCTCTATATCATACTTTACGCTCCGGGTGAACCGAAAACACATCTTGGATCTGAGAACCCAAATGAATAACGCTCACGAGCCTTGAAACGCATGTTGCCAGTATCGAAATCAGCTTCCATACCAGTAGACATCGCTGTACGCTCAAAATGCTTAAATCCATTAGGTGCATCAGTTTTGATGAAAAACGCATCTGGATCTGTTAAGAAGTGGTTAACAGTGTAACCCTCTGGTAACATACCCATGTTGCGAATTGCGTTAATGTCATTGTCCGCTGTGCCAACACGCATTGTTGATTCCAACAAACGATCTGCAACGAATTGCAGTTGTGGTGGAATAACCAATTTGGTGCCACGAAGAGCAATGATCATGTTGCGCTCATCAACGAATGTTGAGATGTCAATAAGAGCATTCTCAAGTGAAGTTTCGTTGAGATCCGCAGCAGTTGCAGGTTCATTACGGAAAGTACCGCCACCTGCCAGTGGGTGTGCTGTTGAACAAAGCTCAACTGCGTCACCGCCTGTAAAGTTTGCATCAAACGCATTGTTTAATACAGATGCAGCTTTAACCTGCTTTGTGTGCGCCATTGAACGAGCCAACGCACGAGTATAACGTGCGCCAAGACGATCATATAGATTGTCTTCAACAGCTTCTTCGGTTAACGCAAAAGCAAGTGCAACTGTTTCGTGTGAATAACGAGCAGTATACGCTTCATTTGCATTATCGAACTCTACACCAGAACCTTCGGATTTTGTGGGAGCATTCCCAAAACCTACAAGCATTACCTCTTCTTCAAAGGCTCGATCTGATGACTCTGTGTCATAAATCTCTGCATGTTGGTTTTCATAACGATCATATTCCATTCCGAACAGAGCGTTAAGACCCGGTTCTAGCTCCTTGACGAGTTGTGAACGTGAAATAGCCATAACTCAATCTCCTTACGCTAGACCTACAGTGCCAGCACTGAACAGGTGGTTGTTGATTTTTACGATCACATTAGTGTTCGCGGTGGCAGTATCGCTATTCTCAGGATCTTGAGAAATGTCGATAGCTTTAAGTGGAAGACCAGCGGTAGTATTACCTGTGGTGACATCTAGCTCAGTGCGAGAATTACCACTTACGGTACTTCCTGCCGTTGCATCAACAATGTCAAAGTTTCCAAACAAGTCAGTTACAGGCATAGCTGCATCTGCTTGAATTTCGAAAAGCGCACTTGGGTCATCTACAACATTTGCAAAAATGTCTGTCCCAGTTGCGTTTGCAGGCCAATAGTTAGAAAAAATAATCTCTCCACTAGCGTCTACATATGAACAGCCGTTAAATACGCCCAAAATTAAAGCAGTACCACCAGCGGGGGCACGAGTAATTGTTCCAGTAGTAGCGACTAAAACTAAGTCACCTTGGAAAATACTTGTGTTGTAACCGGAAGCAATACGATAACGATTTTGTCTCTGCGAGCTTGTACTCGTTTTGATTGGGCGAAGGCCAAAAGCAGCATCTTGATTTGCCATTTTATTTATCCTTCAGAGTTTTTTGGTGAACCAAAGGTCACCGATGATTTTCGCTGCGGTGCCATTTTTGGCATCGCGGGGTTATTTTCGCGCATCCAATCACGATCAACAGCTTCCATTTGGTTTTGTGTAACCCCTTGGTAGTGTTCATTGCGTTGATCTGCCAGTTCATTTGGGATTCTTGCAAGTACGAGTCCGCCAACACCAATGATGCCTGCGTTGCGTCCCTCATCTACTACTGGACCTGCGTAATCTGGATATTCTTCTGCACGAACAAGTTCATATCCTTCTTGCCGTCTTTTATGGACGTTAGTTTTATCATCAAATTCCATCACGGATTCACGAATCCAACGATGTTTATACCCTAAAGGGGCTTCCGGGGCTTCTAAAGCTGAACCGGGTCTCCAAACCTTGCGCTCTTGGCGCTCCCGCGTTGTTGTTTCGCGTGAAGTACGATCAGCCATATTAGTCTCTCCGATTTTCCAGTTTTGCCACTTCAGCCGCATATTTTTCCAGAGGTATTTTTAACTTCTGAGCTAAAGCAACTTGACCGGGGTTAAGTTCTACAGATTTTTTCCGCCCTGATTTTAAAGAGCGTGTACCGCTCCCTGCAGGTGTGACAGACTGGACGTTTTTCTTATCACCCTGAAACTTTTGAGGCATCTCCTTGCGCATACGCTTATCAATTTCAGCGTAATAATCATCTGTGCGAGGATCAAAACCTTCTTCTGCAACAAGAGTTTCATGCAAAGCACGAGCCGCTCCTGTCATTACATTATCTTTACCAAACCACTCATTTTTAGATAGCCAACTATCTAATTTAGGATCTCTTTCCTGTTGCACTTGCTGTTGTGGTTGTGGTTGTGGTGGGACATCTATCTCTTGAGAATCTTGTTGTGAACGAGCCTTTTGAAGCCTTAAACGTTCTTTCTCAATAGCAATTTGAGCTAAAGCTGTTTGAGCGTCAGCAGATTTTTCGTAATCACCTGCCTCCATAGCTTCTTGGTAAGCTCTTTTAGCTTGAGCCTCTTGAGAAGTAATACGTCCCTCATATTCAGAAACATAACCTTTATCTATTGTTTTTAGACGCTGCTTTATATTCTCATTTTCATTTTGCATTTGCTGAATATACTGAACAGCAGCGGCTGCTTCTTCTTCAGCTTTTCTACGAGCAGCAGTTAATTTATTAATTCTTTTTTGAACACCCTCACTGTATTGATCAAGTTCTTCATCATTATCTTTAACATTTGTTCGGGTTGTTTCATCTTCCTGTAATTCTACTTCTTTAGAATTTTCTACAACTTCTTCAGTAGAGGTATCCTCCAACTCTACTGATGTTGTTTCTTCAATTTCTTGTTGTTGAGCTTCTACCTGCATGAAACCTCTTCTCCTCTATTACCTTATACATACGAAATATCTTTGGGGTCAAGGATAGTTGCTATAATATTATCGTCATTTATAACACGAACCTCTAATCCTTCTACTTTAAACCGATTTCCCGCATACCTTCCTATAAGAACCCAGTCTTTCTCAGAACACCAGTTACCAGTTGGGAACTTCTGGGAGTCTTTATAAGCATCTGGACCTAGCTTAACGACATATGCAGCAACTGTTGCAAATGCCTCTCTGTCTCTAACTTGGTCTGGAATATATAAACCGCTCTTTGTTTTCTCACTTGGATAGTAAGGAATGATTAACATTCGATACCCAGTAGGTTGCGGTAATCTTTCTAATGTAGAGGTCTCCATTTCAGATGGATCATCTTCATTTTTACTTTTGGTTTGATTGTCTCGAAAGCCTGCTTTTATAGCCTTTTTAGCCACATGATCAGGTACATAAAGTTTTTTATTCATCTGCCAACTCAATATTGTTCATTGCTCTTCTAATGGTATCTTCCATGAAAGCTAAACCTTTGATTTGACCTGTAGCAAATTTGTACTCATCAAACGAACCAATATTACCAGTTTCCAAAGAAACTTTAATATCCTCACGCCTCTGACGTAACTCTTTATACAAATAATCAGCTAGGTTTATTGCATCCATAATAGTCTCCCACTAAATCTTTATACGATTTAACGGGAAAAACAAGTATGTATCCCAATATATTTTACTCTATGTGTAAAAAGGGGGCTAATGCCCCCTTAATTAAGCTATGTCATCCAATAATGCGCAAACAATGCAAGTTGCAGTTGCGGCACTTGATCCATCGTGACCAATTGCATGTACGTCAGCAACTGTTGCGTTTGGATACCTACCATAAAAAGATTGATTAGGGCTAATCTTAACCGCATCTGTAGTAGTGTTTGCCACAGTACCAGCGTTAAAAACAACATAAATGTCATTAGCCGCGTCTGTATTTTTGATGTAGATAAATTCAACCTTATCACCTGTCGCCACAGTGCCGGGGTTTGCGTTTGCATTTACCGCCGTATAATCTGTGTAGTAACCAGTAATCAGATCCGTGCTTGCGGCTGTGACACTGGTTAGTTTGTAATACCACTTGTCGTTCGCGTCTTTTGGCGAAACAGTGGTTGTGGCCTCGATAGTTTTAGCTATCTCGTCCGGTAAAATTGTGGTCTTCATGACCACTGTTGCTGCATCTGCCATGATTATTCTCCTCTATCAGCTATTTTGCAGATTTCTTGGCGGGAGCCTTTTTCTTGGCTGCAGCCTTCTTTGCGGGTTTCTTCTCCTCTACAGGAACTTCTACCCACGCTTCGTCCACAACCGTATCAGGGTCATCTTTTACATAATGCCCCCTTTCATCACGAGCGCGAACAAATTTAGTTTTTATTGCATTTTCGGTCTCGCGTATCGCACGTTTTGCAGCGCGAATTTGCTCAACCATTTTTTCTCTAACAGATGATGCCATTATCCTGTTCCTTTCATACGGGCACTCAGGGCGGCAATATCTCTTTGAGTTTGTATTCTATCTTCCGCCACTCTAGTTTTGTCAGCAAGAGCCTCTTCTTGAAGCTCTATACGGCGATTAGCCAATTGAGCATCCATCGCTTCACGGTCATATTCAAGCTCTTGCTTTGTCTCAAATTCTTGAGACTTTCGCTCCATGTCTGCCGCTTTTAGCTGTAATTCCTGCTGTCGAATTGCAACTAATGGATCTTGTTGATCTTGAGGCTCTAGCGTCTGTGCATATTGCTCTGTTAAATCTGCAATCAACATAGCTGCTTGACGCTCTATAGCAGGCTGTAGCATCTGCATAGCCTCTGGATTTTCTTGTACTTCTGGACCTGCTTGTTCCATCACAATCTGTTGCGCCTGTTGTTCCGCTAACAAACCAATATGTTCTTGAATGTGACCTTGCAATGATAAAGTTGCCTGTGGATTCATTTGTACAGATGGTGTGGACATAATAGCCAAGTGTGTTTCCATATGAGCTTTGTGATCCTGCTGTGGAAATGCTTGAAGCATACCACCAGTCAAAGCCATCTTGTTTTCCATAGCAGCGTTCATCGGCTGTGGCTGCGGTGGGGCAGGTAATATTGAATCAATATTATTAATACCTAACGCCTCGTACATCTTTCGATATGCCTGATACAATCCCTGTGGACCGCCATGAATTTGTGGATTTGACTGCACTAACTGTAATTGTGTCTGCGCAAGAGCAATACGTTGAGCCATTGAAAATATGTTAGGATCACTGACTGGAAGAACATCCACTCGCGCATCAAAATCCTGTGCAAATACTTCAGGTCCAAATTCCACTGATGGCATATAAGGATATAACTGCATAGTATCTGAAAATACTTTAGATAACAGCTTAAACTCTATCTTTTGAGAATAGTGCATACGTTTATGAATCGCAGACATAACCTTCGTACCACGTTCCATAATCGCCATTGTGGTGCCAACAGGTGTTTCACCACTCATTTCACCCACCTTCATGTCAGCCATAGTCGCAAAACGCCGTCCAGCGTCCACAAGAGTGCCTAGAAGGTTATACAGAGTACCTGAAGGCTCTTTAAACGGTAAAGGCATCAGGGAGGTTCTTATATCGGTTCCTGCAACGTCTATATCGCGGAACTCACCGGGCTGTATTGGATTGTCCTCATCTCTAATTCTTGCGCCACGAGCTTTAAAACCAGCAGGTAAGTTAGAAAGCGTACCCGCATCAATTAACTGACGTAAAATAGAAGTAGAGGCTTGAGCCAAGCCACCAATCATATGTGTTAAGCCAAGGCCATAAAAACCAAGACCGGGCAAGAATTTATAATGCACAAAGTATTTATTGCGCTTTTTCATCATGTCTGCTTCTTCGTAATTCCTACGAATACCAAGAACTTCTCCAGTATCTTCTATAATCGTAACAACATAAGGTAATTTTAAACCGCTTTCAGAACCTGTTTCGTCAAGATCCTCAAAGCCGGGCAGATCTAAATCAGTGTGTATCTCGTATAAAGTAAGCTCATATGAAGAACCGCTAGGATAAACACCCTGCACTTCATTAATAGCTTCCTGTACCTCTGACATCTTTTCTGTAGATGAACCATCTTGAGGCAAATCCACATCACGATAAAAACCAGCTATCTGTAGCTTTTTAACCTCATTTGAGGCCATCTTAATAATGTGCGTAATTCTAGGAGAAGACGCCAAATCAGTTGCGCCATAAGGAACCACAAGATCCTCTGCATGTACAAACTGACTAACAGCACGGCCCTTTAAAGGATCGAAATATACCTTTTTAAACGTAGAACCTACAACAGGAAGATAAAATAACATCTGATCCATCTCAGGATCATACTCTTCCATCTCGTAAGTAATCATATAATTCATATAATCCTTGACACGCTCTGCTTGCTTAATAAGCTGCTCTGATTGCGCACCAACAACTTGCGTTCTTACAGGTCCACTTGCAGGCAACATTTCACGATATGCTTGCGCCTGAAACTGCGTAACACTTTCTGCCAATAACGGATGTATAACGCCAGAAGAACCCTCAAATGGCTCTGCACGATCCTCATACTGCATCCCAAGAAACTCTAAACCGCGTTTATATGTATCCTGCCAGTCCTGTCGAGAAGATATATCGTCATCAATCTCACCAGTTAAATCAGAAGAAATACGACCTAAATCACTATCATCCATAAATTCAGCGAGGTTTGAATCGTGAGATATTTGTGGTATTTCCTCTTCTTCTGCATACTCCCCAATAATTGCAGATCCATCATCAAACTCAAAAACACCGGGATCTTGAGGTAATCCCTCAACCAAAACCTCATCTGGTTGTACCTCTGGAAGTTGTGGGCCTATAATACCGCCCGGACCTGCATCT